TTAATGAAACACTTATTAACTTCCCTTTTATTACTTATTAGTTTAGTGGGTTTAGCCCAACCCCCTCAACTCCCTTTAACTATCACTACAACTGTATGTGATGATGATGTATCCTCAGTAAGATTAACCGGTCCCTGGTGGGGTTGGGACCCAAATGGAGGCCCCATTGCCGAAAATATCGGTGGTGATGTTTGGGCTTTTACTCTCTTACCAGCTCCTACAGAAAATATGGAATATGTGCTCGTAGCAGATGGTGTTATAGAAGATTTAGTTGGATATGGTATAAACACAGGTAACTGGTCATGCACCCCACTTACGGATAATTTTAGTTATGCTAATAGACAATGGATTGTGGGTTCAGGAAACGTTATAAATACATTTGGAACTTGTGATAGTTTTTGCCCTACTGATGGTTGTACAAATCCCTTAGCTATAAATTTCGACCCATTTGCTGTTTTTGATGACGGCACCTGTGAGTTTCCACCTTGTGAAGGAGTACAAAATTTAACAGGTCAAATAGATTGTTTTCCATGGTCACCTAACCAAGGTGAAATAAGTGTAAACTGGGATCCTACAGGACCTGGCTGCGATCCTATAGGTTTTTATAGAGGAACAGATTTAAATAATCTACAATTTATACCATATGGGCCTTGGTTTGGTAACTATTTTTATGGATACACAGAATCAACACCAGTATCTAGTGATGAATATTATTTTATAGTTGAATCTCCTGGGGGTATTTTAGATACTCTAATATTAGATAATCCTAATTGTGGGGTAGGTTGTATGGATCCTCAAGCTTCTAATTATAATCCTTTTGCTGGAGTTGAAGATGAATTTAACCCGTCTTGTGAATATGGTTATGTATCAGAATGTGGGACTGATAGTACACAAAATGTTTATGTAAGCATTACAGGTGATACTTTTTCTCAATATGAAACTAGCTGGGAAATATTAACTACGGATAGTATACCCCAAGTGTTAGCAAGTGAAGAAATAGGTTTTTATACTACTGTTGGAGTTACTGTAACTACTACATATTGTATACCACTAGGTGTAGAATTTACATTTAATATCTATGACTCATGGGGTGATGGGCTTGCAGGCTCTACTACAGGGGGATCAGCTGATGGTGATGTTTTAGTAACTACTGAATGTGGTGATACTATTTATACAATATTACCATTCGAGGGCCAAAACCCAAATTTTGGCTATGGTGCAACTAGTGTTCCTAATTTATTAAACCCTTGCCCACCTGATAATCCTCCTTTTGGATGTAAAGACCCAGATTATTTAGAATTTAATTCTTTAGCCGAAAATAATGACCAGTCTATGTGTCTAACACTAGCTGTTCCGGGTTGTGTTGATCCTAATATGTTTAACTATGATCCCGAAGCTAATACTATGGATTTAATTCCATCTTGTGATTATACTTTAATGTTATTTGATGGAGGGGGAGACGGATGGGACGGCTCATATTTAGGAGTTGTTCAAGATGGAGAACCAATTGGTGCTTTTACTTGCACTGAACAGGAAGCTTTTTATACAATTAATATTAGTGCACTTACTCATATTGAACTTACTTTTTATGAAATATCTTTTGGTGGATCTTTTGGACAGGGTGGAACTACAACGGATGTTTCACAATGTGGGTTTAAGTTAATAAATTCAAATGGCCAAATAGTTTATCAAAAAGGTAATAACCCTTGGCTTAATCCTATTGAAGCTGGAGAAACATATACACCTTACTTAAATTGTGGTAACTATTGTATTCCATTTATTGAAGGGTGTACAGACGAAGAAGCCTATAATTTTGATAGTTTAGCTAATACAGCAGACGGAAGTTGTGTTTACTTCCCAGGATGTACTAATCCTTTATATTTAGAGTATTTTGAACAAGGATTTGAAGCAGATGTGGATGATGGGTCTTGTAATATACTAGTTGTGAATGGGTGTACAGATGAAGAAGCATTTAACTATAATCCAGAAGCCAACTTAGATAATGAAGGATGCATTCCTGTATTATTAGGCTGTACAGATGAGGAAGCTTATAACTTTGATATAAATGCTAATACTAATAATGGTAGTTGTGAACTATTTGTATTTGGTTGTACCGATGCCACGGCATTTAATTATAATGAAGAAGCAAATACTGATGATAATAGTTGCATTTCTATAATATTTGGTTGTACAGATGAATCTCAATTTAATTATGATCCATTAGCAAATACGGAATATGAACCCTCAAACTGTGAATCTTTTGTTTATGGTTGTTTAGATGAATCAGCATTTAACTATGACCCATTAGCAAACACACAATTATTTGGTTCTTGTATACCTGTATTGTTAGGGTGCACAGATGTAGAAGCTTTAAATTATAATGAGTTAGCAAACACAGATGATTTATCTTGTATTCCAGTATTATTAGGATGCACAGACCCAACAGCTACTAATTATAATGAATTAGCCAATACAGATGATGAATCGTGTATACCTTTTGTATATGGTTGTACTGATCCAATAGCATATAATTACAATATATTAGCAAATACAGATGACGGAACTTGTGAACCTATAGTATTAGGTTGTACAGATGTAGAAGCTTATAATTATAATGAATTAGCTAATACAGAAGATAATTCATGTCTTCCAATAGTATTTGGTTGTACTGACCCCACAGCATTTAATTATAATACTGAAGCAAATACTGATAATGGATCTTGTGAAGAAGTAATATTTGGATGTACAGATGAAACAGCATTAAATTACAATCCAGAAGCAAATACTAATAACGGATCATGTACTGAAGTTATAGAAGGGTGTATGGATCCATTAGCACTTAATTATAACGAATTAGCTAATGTTGAGGATGGTAGTTGCATAGATGCAATTTATGGTTGTACTGATCCAACTGCGTTTAATTATAATGAATTAGCAAACGCTGATAATGGTACATGTATAGATGTGGTTGAGGGTTGTACTGATCCGTCAGCATTTAACTATAACCCAGAAGCAAATACTGAAGATTTTAGTTGTATTGAAATAGTGTATGGCTGTACTAATCCACAAGCAGCTAATTATGATGAATTAGCAAATACTGATAATGGTACTTGCGAAACAGTATATGCTAATTGTATAGATTCAGTAGTAGAAACATATAATTTGTTAGGACTTGAAAGTGAATGTTTTGCTTGGGTAATTGATGTTAGTCCAAGTTGCTGTAATAGCGAATGGGTCGGAGGTTGTCAAACTTTATATAATTACTGTGATGAAAATACAATAACTAATGTAGAAGAATTTGGTGAAACTCAAGTTATAGTGTTCCCTAACCCAACAAGAGACCGCATAAATATCGCAAGTAACTTACGTATAAACGCAGTACTCTATAATTCCATAGGACAGCCCGTATTACAAGAAACTAACGTAAACAGTTTAGATTTAAGTCAATTTGAAGCAGGTATTTATAATTTAATTCTGACTTACGATAATCTTAAGTTTACTAAAAAAATTGTTAAACAATGAAAAAGCTTTTAATTACCCTACTATGTTTTACACCCCTTTTATTACAAGCACAACAGCTTAAAGAATGGGGTCAAAAACAACTAAAGTTCGCTACTTTTTACACAGCAGTAACTGGTAATAACTCATTAGCAGATGTAAGTATTTATTCTATAAATCCTACTACGGGTATTTTAGAAGAAAATATTGAATCTACTCCTTTTGATTACACTTTAGCTTTTGGAGTTAGAAAAATTGCTCGTTTAGATTATGAAAATAGAAAAAATGTATTTTATAATGGTACTGAAACCTCAGTTTCAGATGCTGCCACTGTGGGTAACGTAGAAGGTTTAGAATATTTATTTGAATTTGATTATAAAAGACAACAAGGAAGTAAATTTGTTGATCAACAACATTTTTTAAGATATGTACATGACCATTGGATCCTAAAAGTAGAATATGTTCAGGATGGGTTTGCTGATTTAAGATATTTTGAAGCATCCCAACGTTACAGATATAATATAGCAAAAGAATTTTCTTTAAATGTGGGTTTAGTACAACGTTTTTCTGAACCCTATGGATTTGATCCTTTATCAGACCTGGCGGGAGCCGATTTTACAAATATAGCTGTTGAACAGGGTTATGGTACTAATTTTGAAGGTGAGTGGATTAATCCTAATGGTGATATAGTTGCTGAAAATAATATAGTATGGAATGCTGTAGCACTTCCTAATGTATTAAACGAATATGTTGACCAAGAAAGGGCTTTATTACCATATCAATGGAACCACTCATTAGTATTAGGATACGATTACTACCATTACACCAAATCATTTTGGTTTCACTCTTGGGCAAGTATATTACCTCTTCATGTAAGTGCTAAAAATGAATACTCATATACTAATTTTGTAGATGGTAATACTTGGTTTGACTACACAGGTGGTTTGATTTTAGGATGGCAAGTAAATAAAAGATTAGGTCTTTTCTCAGAAGGAAAATACCATAAGTACTGGAATCGTGCATGGCATGATTTTTCAGTTGGTTTTAATTATAGAATAATTTAAAACAACACAATTATGGCACTTAAAGATATTTTTAAAGACGAAAACGACATTAACGAAAAATCAGTAGTTGGTTTTGCAGCATTTACAATTATGGTATTGTTTGCTGTAGTAGACTTAGCAACAGGCTATTTTGGTCAAGATTTAGTAATTAATGAAACAATTTATAACTCATTTGTATTTGTAACACTAGGCAGCTTTGGAATAGCAGGTTTAGAAAAATTTGCTAAGTAATGTATGAATACAAAGCTGTAGTTGATAGAGTAGTTGATGGTGATACAATAGATGTCACCATTGATTTAGGATTTAGTGTTTGGAAAAAAATGAGGGTCCGAATGGAAGGTATTAATACTCCTGAATCTAGAACCCGAGATAAAGAAGAAAAAAAACGTGGCTTAGCTGCTAAAGCTAGATTAGTAGAAATTCTAGAATTTAATAATAATAATTGTGTTTTAAAAGTATCTGGGGTAGGTAAATATGGTCGTGCCTTAGCCATAGTGTTAGTAGATACCCTTTCACCCACAAATGGTTCAGACGGAATTACTTTAATTGATGTTAATAAACAATTAATTAAAGAAGGACACGCTATTGAATACCACGGAGGAAAACGTTGATTTTTAATATCTTTATATATTTATAACAAAACAATCCCAAATGGCTAACGATAAATTTTACGGATATAAACCTAAAAAAGAAGAAAATCAATTAGGGTGGCAAAATAATTCAATGGGACAAGGAACTCGTTTAGATAGAGTAAATCCCTATGAATTTAAAAAAGGTATGTACGCTGAATTAAATAAATTAGGAACTACTCTTAGAGAATCAGAAGCAGATCAAAGAGAAAAAGCCACAGAAACGGTTCTAAAAAACTTAGAAAAATCTCCTGCTTATTATTCTTATATGGAACATTATGAAGTTACTACACGTAATATGGATCGTAAACCAACTTTTAATAGTTTCTTAAAAGAATTAGAAGCTGGTGATGTTAATGGGATGAAAGAAGTAGGTGAAAAATATACTGAAGATAAAATGAAAGAAATTAAGCTCAAAGAAAATATTAGAGCTGAAGTTAGAAATAAAATTAACGAACTTTTCAAAACAAAATAAAATGACTATTGAAGAATTGAACAAAATCATTCAAGAAGAGCTTAAAGCTTACTTAAATGAAGAACAAACCGATGAAGCTTACCATGAAGATGGTGATGATGACATCGAAGTAACTACTGACGAGCCTGAAGAAGGTGGTGAAGATGAAGCACTAGATACTTTAAGACAAATCTATAACATGCTTAAGCCTATGGTTGAACCTGAGGATGAAGAGCCAGAAATGGATATGGAGGAACCCGCTGACGATGAAGCTGCTGATGAAGAACCTGAAGAGGAAATGGATGAAGCCGTAGGATATCCTAATTACCGTGCAGATCAAGTTAGTAAAGTAAAAGCTGATGCTACTGATGTTAATCAAGGATTAAATGAATCTGTAGATGCAAAAGCCCGCTTTAAAAAACTTGCCAATATACAAAAGTAATTTCAATGGTCAATATCGACGCTTTATTAAATGAATGGGCGTATAGATGTGAGAAGGGCTATCCAGATATGGATAGCCCCTCTGATCTTCGTGTTTTGAAAACCATTCTTAAAGAAGAAGGTATTACTATACCTCAGTTCCAACAAGTAATATCTGAGCAAGAAGAATCAGATGAACTTACTATAAAAGATATAGAAGATATCTTAAATCAAATTAAGGATGATAAAGCTGCTATTAAGAAAATATATAACTTTATATCTAATAGACCAGGAGAAAAGGGATTCTTCGGAATCGCAGATAATTCTAATGTCACTGATAAAACAGTAGATACATCTAATGCTCCACAAGTTATATTTGATTTATTATCTAATAGTGGTGACTTAAAAAAGTATATAGATTTTAATAAACCTGGATTTGGGGAAATTGGTAAAGAAGGTAATTTTTTAGATTTCTTTGAAGGAAAATCTGGAATAACAAAAGATACCCTTACTAAAATGTTTAATTTTTCAGGGAAAGAAAGTGGTAGAGGTGTAGGTAAAGGAGAAGTAGCTATGGCATTGTTATTTAAAGATGTTAAAATGGCTGCTGCGGGAGGTGGTGATTTAAATTGGGGAGGAAAATCTTTAGAAGTTAAAGGTTCTAGTGCCCGTTTAGGAGGAAGAGATAGAAAATTTGAAGGATTTGAACGCACAGCTTTAGGGCAACTAGCTACAAAATACGATAAATCCGATGAACAATTTAGAACTCTTATTCCCAATTTAGCAGATGAAGAAGGTTTAGATAAAAAGGAATTACTAGATGCTGTGATTGATTTTGAATCAAAAGCACATCCTAAAGGAGATGCTAAAAGGTATTTTACTGAAGATATGTTAGATAATCCTATTGAAATTAGAAAAGCCTTTACTAAAAACTTAATTAGACATTATTCTACTAGCAAAAATATTGACCATTTTATTTGGTGGAATAGTAATAATAAATTTGGTAAATATATATCATTTACTCCAGATGAAGCGGATGAATTAGTAGATAAAGGATTACTCCGAACTAATAATGCTGCTGTTTATCAGTTAGACCCTTCTATTTCTAAACCTTAATTTGGATTTTCATCTTTTTTTATGTATCTTCCCTTACTGTAGGGGGTAAGGGTAAGGGTCGCAACGGATCGCACAGTCGCACATTATGTCATTAAATAGTTTTTTCGATAGTATAGATACAGACGCACAGTTCGATGTGTGGAAAAAAACTATTACTAATAAATTAATTCACTTAAAAAATACTATCCCTATTGAAAATAGGGATGAACTTAATTATGTAGGTGAAACATTAGAGTTCATAAATTCATTAAATCTTTTAAGTAGTGATTTTTTAGCTCACCATCCCAATATGGATAATAAAAAGACTTTAGTAAAAAGGTTAAAAACTTGTAATTCTTTTTATAAAAAATTTGGAAATCAATAAATAAATTCGTATATTAAAATAAAAATTTTATTATGGCTAGATATCAACAACAAATGAATATTGCACTTGAACGTCTTGATCAAGGATTAGCACGTGTGCACAGTATGGTTAAACGTGGAAAAAATACTGAGGCAATCTACTTTATGGAGAATGATTTAAAAGAATTATATGAAGACCTTCAAAATATTATTAATATTGAACCAGGGGAAGGTAATCAATCACGAGTAGGATTTTTAGGAGGTAGATAAGATGATTGGAGCAGAACAAATAAAAGTTAATTTTGAAGACTTTAATGGAGTTTTAGAAGCTAATTTTGAAGGTGAACGTTTAGAAAAATTAAAAACCCTAACTGATTGCCTTAAAGAACGTATGATGTTTGCCCCGGCTTCATCTAAAAACTGGTTTAATAATGCCTTTCCTGGTGGTTATTTAGACCATGTATTAAGAGTAAATAAAATAGCTAACCAATTATATAAATTATATAATTTTCATGGAGCTACCGAATCTTTTACAGGTGAAGAATTAAATTTTGTATCTTTATTTTGTCAATTAGGTAAATTAGGAGATTGGAATAACGAGTATTTTACTAAAAATGATTCTGATTGGCACGTTAAAAACTTAGGTATGGTATATAAATTTAATGAGCATGTACCTGCTATGAAAGTTTATGATCGTACTATTTATCTTCTTCAAGATGCCGGTATTAAGATATCTCATAATGAATATCTAGCTATCAGAAACCAAGAAGGATTATTTGATGAAAGTAATAAATTTTATTTTTATAGTGGTCAAAAAGAAACCAAATTTAGAACCCACTTACCATTATTAATTCACCAAGCAATCCAAACAGCTCAAGAAATAGAATTCCAAATTTGGAGTTCTGGAAATTCGGTTATACATAAGGAATCTAAACCCGCTAATGCTTCCAAAGCTGATAAGACTATAAGGAAAGCTAAAGCGATAAACGTAGAAAATAACCCTAATTTCAACGAAAAAACGAAATCAATTATTGATTCATTCTTTACAGATTAAATGGAAATTATAATTGCAATATTATCATCTTTATTAATAGTGTCAGGCTTTGCTATTCGTAATGTTATAAAAAAGAACGAAGAATTAGAAGACTTTATAACAAAACAAAGTGAAGCTATTGATCAATGTGATCGTAGATTAAGTCAAATTGATGATAGAGGATCTTTTATAGCAGATGACGAAATAGGTTGGTTTTTTATAGAAGTTAAAAAAATCCAAGAAGCTCTAAATGAGTTTAGGTTAAGATGAAATTATATCTTGTAGATAAATTTATACCACAAAAAAGTACTGAATTTAATTCACACTTAATACCCCCTAATATCTTTCAAACCTGGGAATCTAATTCTGTTCCCAAAGGAATGTATAATGCTATTAATTCATGGGTTGAAAAAAACCCAGAATTTAACTACTATTTATATAATTCTGATGATAGGATTAAATTTGTAGAAAACTTTGACTGTGATGAATTTTCCTTTTCAAATAATGATTTATTAAAAGCTTTTAATAATTTAAACTACAATGCTGCTAAAGCAGATGTGTGGAGATATTTAATATTATATGTAAATGGAGGGATTTATACTGACATAGATACTAAGTGCATTATTCCCCTTAACGAATATATAGAAAAAAATAATAGTTTTGTTAATGGGTTAAATAATAGAAATCAATTATTTCAAACTTTTATATTTAGTGCTCCTAAACATCCCTTTTTAAAAGAATTAATAGAATTAGTTATATATAATATTTTAAATAAAAGATTCATAAATGAATGGCATACTTTAAAATCATTAACCGGTCCTACAACTATAAACTATGCTATAAAACAATATTTAAATTTACTAACAAATAAAGAAAAATCTTTTGAATCTGATATAAGTAATCAATACCATTTTAAATATGGGACTCATCAATTAGGTGGTCTAGAAGTAAATTTTATCCCTAATTTTGTAGATAATTATATAGAATTTCAATATGAGGGATATAAAGAAGAGGTAAATAAACTAGATTTACCTCATTGGCAAGATGTAAATAAAGGCATCTTTATAAATTAAAATGGCTAAAAAAAGAGGCAGAAAAAGCAAAAGACAATATTTTACAGAAGACACAGAATTAGCTATAATTGAATATTTAGCTAGTGAAGACCAAGTTTTAAGAAATAAAATTTATAATGAACGGATTCACCATTCATTTTATAAATTAGCAGAAAATCTTATCCATACTTTTAAGTTTTATTATACTGAAGTAGATGACCTTGAAGATTTAAAACATGAGGTTATTTGTTTTTTACTTGAAAAATTACACTATTTTAAAGTAGGTAAAGGTAAAGCCTTTTCTTATTTTAGTATTGTAGGTAAAAATTATCTTATATTATATAATAATAAAAATTACGCTAAGAAAAAAGGCAAAGCCGATCTTTTAGAAGTAGATACTGATAATGAAATTTTAAATGGTTTTGAAAGAAAAGAAGCATTAAGTGTAAAAGTTGAGTTTTTAGATTTTTATATTCAACATGTTGATATAAATTTAAAAAAATATTTTAAAAAGGAGGAAGAAAGGAGAGTAGCTGATGCTGTACTAACTATTTTTAAAAGCAGAGAAAATCTAGAAATTTTTAATAAAAAAGCCATATACATCTATATTAGAGAAATTACGGGCTTAGAAACCCCTATTATAACTAAGGTAGTTAAAAAAATGAGAAATTTATTTAATACCTCATATTCAAACTACCTTGATACTGGACATATTTATAAACATGAATAATCCACTTGATACAGTAATATTTGAGGGTAAAACATCGTCAGATGTATTTAAAGAAATTTATAATAACAGTAAGAAAAAAGATAAACAAATAAATTCTTTAATTGCTGAATTAAAACCTTTAATACAAAACATAGGAGATGCTCCAGTAGTTGTTCCTTTAATTAAGGAATACTTAGAAGTAAGTGTAAAAAATGATGAACACTTAATTAAAATGATGGCTGTTATCCAAAGACTCCAAAATAACGCTTCTTCAGGTGGGGGAGATTCATTACTTACAGATGAAGAATTAAAACAACTTCAACAAATAGCAGAAGAAGTAGCTAAAGATGAGTCGAACACAAATAAAAAATAAAGGTACAAGTCCTGGGGGGCCTAATAAAGGTAAAATTTTATCTACTCAAAAACGAGTAGTAGATATTATATTAGATGATAAACATCCCAAATATAATGGTCCTGGAAGTTTAGGATTAATATTTTTTTCAGATGTAGCAAGTGGGGAAACCACACTTGACCCACATACTCTCCCTACTGCTTTACCACTTAACAGAACCTTTTATCAATGCCCTGTTATAGGTGAAATAGTAGACATTACCCAATACGTTACAGATGATTATTATGAAGAAACAGGAGGTAACCCTTTTAGTACTAATAATTTTTATACTTTACCTATAAACGTACATAATAATAATACACATAATTCTTTACCTCCATCTTCTTTTAAAAAAAATAATTCTACCCAAGAATATACTACTAAACCCTCTAATACAGGGACATATGATGAAGAAGAATTTAAATTAGGACAATATTATGTAGATAAACCCCAACAACAACCCCTAACCACTACTGAAGGTGGTACTTTCTTAGAAGGGGGGTCTGGCCAAAGAATTCATTATACTACTACTGCCCCCGAAGGAATAAATAACATAAGTAATAATGTTACTGATGATCCAAACGATGACAACCCTACAGTAGGAGATCCTGCTATATTAATAAGTGTAGGTAAAAACGCTGGAGAAAATATTAATAATGATGATGGATCAATTTATGTTCTTACTAACCAAAATACTAATATAGATCCTGCTTCTAAAAATACTGATTCTTTAAAATCAGAATATACTCCTGTTCAAGATGATCCTTTAAAAAAACTTGAATTAGTTGAAATAGAATTAGAAGAAGAAGAAATTATTGAAGAAGAAGAAGATTTATTTGTAACTGGTTCTAATCCAGTAGTAGAAGAAACAGTTGAAGAAGAAAAAATCGAAAAAGATAATGAATTTTCAGATCCTGTATTTGATGCTTTAGATGAAGCCGTTGAAGAAGGTATATTAAGCGAATATGAAGAAAATCCAGCTACCGGTACAACAGATTTATCAGAAGAAGAAAGACAAGAAGTAGATAATTCACCTACACAAGAACTTGGTGGAGAAGAATATATTGAAGTGGGCAGTGGTAATACATTAATAATTAATAATAGTAAAGAATACCAAGACTGGAAATCAAAAGGTAAGGGTAAACAAGATTATCCTATGATTGTAAAACCTAAGAGAAGTGGTGGTAAAGAAGTTTTAGTTAACCCAAAATCTGTTTCAGATTTAATTAAACAACTAAAAGCAGATAACGTAAATTCAACCGGGATAAGTAGAATAAAGAACCTAGTCATACATGTATCTGCAACCCCTTTCCAAACACAACATGATTTAGCTAATTTATTTATGAATGCAAAAAGCAATGGACAAGGGTGGACACGACATGGGTATAATATTAGTATTGATGATTTAGGGGGATGTAATTATAATGTTAATTTAAAAGATCCAGGTAACAGCTATGGATGCGGGGGAAACATATTTGAAAATAAATCAAGCGAAGGAAGTGGAATAGTTACTAATAGGAATTCTATAAATATATCTTGGATAGGTGATGGTAGTTCAGTATTAAATAGACCCGAACTTGCAGAAGGAGGGACAACAAAACCAAATATAACATCAGCCCAAGCATATGCACTTGAACAAATGGTTTTATATTTTGTAGAAGCATTCCCTAATATAAAAGTGTTTGGTCATAATCAAATAACTTTATCGGGGGGATATGGTAAATCTTGTCCTACTTTTGACCCTGTTAAATATTTAACAAATATAGGAGTCCCTGATAAAAATATATATAAAAAACATATATATGATCATTCCCTACAACATTTAATAGATACATCTAATGCTAAATGTAAAGCCTTTCAAATAAAAAAATATGGGGAACCCTTTGATGTAACTAATAAAGACCTTTTTAAAAATTTTAAAGGTTACTATAATGGTACAAAATACTCTAATACAGCAGATTATGTATATAGATTAGCCTTTCCTTCAGAGCGAGGAATAAATACTTAATACTATGGCAACAGATTTTATACAAGAAGATTTATACGTAGGTAAACAAATTTTAATAGATAGTGATCGATTAGTATTTAATGGTCGTGATGATAGCATATTTTCAACCTCTAATTTATTTTTATTTAAAACCGAAGGTGAATTTCACATCAATACTAGAAAAGATACTTTTATTAATTCACCTAGAATATTTATTGGCCCTGTTGAAAATGGGGAAGATCCAAATATTCCGGCTGTTAAAAGTGATACTTTAAAATCTTTACTAACTGACTTAATTTTTGAGTTAAAAGTGTTTTTTAAAACCCAATACCCAAATACTTCGGGCTTACAAGGTCCTAACCCAGCGGTTAATAAGGGATTAGCAGTATCATTACTTAATGGTTTAGAAAGGGTAGAAAATAAATTAGATACTATTAAAAGCGACAAAGTATTTATAAAATGATAGATAAATTATTAAATACTATTACTAATAGAAGTGCTAATTCTTTATCTGAAGCTAGAGAAAAAGTAGAATTTGTTACTACACAAGACCCCAAAAGTTTTGCATTATCTAAAGTTCCTAATCCTAATGATTTAAAAACCAGATTAGCTAAAATTGATAAAACAGACTTAACAGAACTTCAAAAAGCCCAGGAATATTATAATAAAACTGTTACAAGAGTAGAAATTGCTATAGCCCAAATAGAAGCAAAAAAAGGAAAATTACTCCAGATAAAAGGCAAATTAGATGGTGTATTAATTAGTTTACAAATCTTTGAAGACATTACAGTAATAATTAGACCTGTATTAAATATAATTAAAGGAGTATTAGCAGGTATTGATGGAGCCCTCGGTGCTAGTACCAGTTTAGCAGCAAACGGCTTAGTTATTAATAAATTAGGTGAAAAGAAGAAAAATTTAAAAGATAATGTAAAAAAAGCTAGAGGAGCTATAGATAGTTTTAGTGATACTTCTTCTTTCTTTAAAAAAGAAACTGATAAAATAATGTCCCCCCTTGATAAAGCAATAAAGACTCTTGACGATATAATTAATAGGTTAAAAGCTTTATTAGCCCAGTTAAAAGCTTTATGGATTCAATTTGGTTTAGGTGTTTCTTTACAACAATTATTAGAAGAAATTGAAAATTCTAACCAAACACCGGAAGATTGGTGGAATGATAACGAATTTGAAGCTATACCTGGTAGTAGTGAAAAAGGAGATATTACTGTAGGGTCTGAAGAAGAAAGTGAAGAGAGTGAAGAAAGTAAAGAAAGTAGCGCTATTGCATTTAAAAGATTTAAAGGTTAATATTTATTAAAAACTAATAGAAATGAAATTAGATACATTTGAAAAAATTATTAGAAAAGTTGTGCGTGAGGAAATTGACCATGCCTTGAGGCGTGAAATTGCTTTGTTAAAAGAAGAATTAAACACACAACCCCAGCAACGTGTAGTTGAAACTAGAGTTAATTCTCAAGAGGCTGAAAGTTTTAGAGCAAAATTAAAAGAACAGATGCCGCCCCCCAACTTTAATACGGGTAATGGTGCTTTAGATTCTTTATTATCTGAAACAGCTTTAGCACCTACCCCAGAAGAAACATTTGCATCTAACGACCCTATAAATCAATTTATAAATAAAGATTATAGTCAACTTATGGAAGCTATAGATAAAAAAAGAGAATTTAGACCCTAATGGCTATTAAACCCCGCAAACTTGTTAGGATTGATCCTGTAGATGTAACTGATAAAACAGCGGTAGGGATACACTTTCCTTTTAATAAGAAAACAGTATTTACTTTAGATTATACTACTAAAGATCATGCTAAGTCTAAATTAGTTAATGTTTTATCTACGTCTCCAGGAGAAAGATTAAACCAACCTAATTTTGGGGCGGGTTTAAAAAATAGATTATTTGAACAACAAACCGAAATAGCAGAAGAAGATCTAAAGGCATATGTACTCCCTCAAGTAAATCAATTTGTTCCCGAAATAGAAATAAAAAATATTAATATAAAAACAGGAGGCATAGCAGGACACCAATTATTTGTTACCGTAAATTATTCTCTTGTTAATAATGAAGAAGAAGACTCAGTAACTTTAAGTTTTACAAATGATTTTGAAACTAATTACTAATGGCATATAATACTAATAATAATACAAGTAAAAAAGGCATAAGCTATTTAAATAAGGACTTTTCGGATTTTAAAAAAGCCTTAATTAATCTAGCAGAAGTATATTATCCGGATAATGTAAAAGACTTTTCTGAGGGTAGTCCTGGTACTATGTTTATTGAAATGGCTTCTTACGTAGGAGATGTACTATCTTTCTATACTGACGCTCAAGTACAAGAAACTTTTTTACAATATGCCCAGGAAAGAGAAAATTTATATGCTTTAGCTTATAATCTAGGATATAGACCTGTAATAAGTAATCCTAGTATAGTTGAATTAGAGGTTTTTCAACAAATACCCGCATCAAGTGGATTACCTGATTATCGCTATGCATTAAGAATAGCTAAAAATTCTTCATTCCTTCCTAATAACAACACAGAAATTAACTTCCTAACACAAAACGAAGTTAATTTTGCTTTTAGTTCATCTAATGACCCTACAGAACAAACAGTATATTCATTAGATGGAACAATTCCAGATTATTATCTCTTAAAAAAGAAAGTTAAAGCTATAAGTGCTGAAATCAAAACTAAGTCTTTTGATATAGGGGCTGCTGAAAGGTTTAAAACCCTATCATTAGATGATAGTAATATTATAGGTATACAATCAATACTCGATTCTGATGGAAATGAGTATGTAGAAGTACCTTATTTAGCACAAGAAACTGTATTTGAAGAAGTACCTAATACAGAAGCTAACGATCCCGAATTAAAACAGTATAATAATCAGGTTCCTTTTTTATTAAGAAATAAAAAGGTTTCTAAAAGATTTGTATCTAGATTTAGATCTAATACAAACCTTGAAATTCAGTTTGGTGCTGGCTCTATAGGTGATGAAGATACAACTATAATTCCTAACCCTGATAATGTAGGTTTAGGAATTAAAGATGGAAGGTCTTTATTAGATTTATCATATGATCCTTCTAATTTTTTACACACTAAAGCATATGGGGAAGTTCCTTCAAATACTACTTTAACTGTAACTTATTTAGTAGGAGGTGGAATTAATTCAAATGTAAATTCAAATACTATTACTAGAATAGGAGATGTAACCACAATTCCCCGACAAGGAGGATTAAATTCAGGTTTATTAACAGCAGCTGCAGATTCTGTAGCTTGTAATAACCCAGGTCCTGCTACTGGTGGGGGGCCAGGTGATACTGCTGAGGATATTAGATTAAATGCTATTGCTAATTTTTCTTCTCAACAAAGAACTGTAACTAAAGAAGATTATTTATTTAGGTGTTTAGCTATGCCCCCACAATTTGGTTCTGTATCTAAGGCATATATGGCTCAAGATACCCAAATATCACTAGATACTAATAGAAGAGTAACTAATCCTAATGCCCTAAATTTATATGTTTTAGGATATGACACAAATAAAAACTTAGTAACTCTTAATGAAGCCGCCAAAATTAATTTAGCCACCTATTTAGAACAATACAGAATGTTAACTGATGCCATTAATATCAAAAATGCTTCTGTTATTAATTTTAAAGTAGAGTTTGGTATTTCTGTAAGATCTGGATTTTCTAATGATAGTGTGTTATTACAAAGTATCCAAGCCTTACAAGATTATTTTAATGTAGATAATTGGCAAATTAACCAACCTATAGTAAAAGGAGACATAACAGGTATATTATATAATATAGATGGGGTATTAAATGTTAAAGACTTAGTTATAGAAAACAAATTTGGAGAAAACTTAGGTTATTCTAAGTTCAAATATGATTTTGAATCAGCAACAAGAAATAATACTATATATCCATCATTAGATCCAAGTATATTTGAATTAAAATATCCTAATACTGATATAATAGGTAGAGTAACATTATAAAACTATGGCACATTATTTTTTATTTCCAGAACAGGACACAACAATATACTCTCATCCTACGAGAGCAATATTAAATACAGGGATAGATGAAATTCTAACTTTAGAAGATGAAGAATCAAACACTGATTTAAATTTCTACCCTAGTAGAATCTTAATCCAATTTAAACAGGATAAAATTAATGATGTAATTCAAAATAAAGTAAATACTAATACATTTAGTGCCAGTTTAAATTTATTCCAAACAGAACATCGAGATTTAAGTGTAAATCAACATATACAGGTAAGACCAATAGCAGAAAGTTGGACTAACGGAACAGGAAGGTATGATAATTCTCCCACAATATCTGATGGTTGTTCTTGGATTTATAGAAATGGTAGCCCTGATGCTATATCTAATGATCCGTTAGGGGATAAGTGGCAAACCCATAGTTTTTCTCCTGGAGTAACCGCTAGCTATATAGATGCCTCCCCAGGAGGTACTAGTTTTTATTTTGATACTAGCCCTATTATAAATACTGGATTTAATGTAAGTAGGTCTTATGGGTATAACGATGATTTAGATTTATCTTTAGACTTAACTACACCTGTACTTAAACATGTTAGTAATAGTTTATTTGGTTCTATTTACCCTGAAGGTATAGAAAATAATGGATTTTTAATTAAAAGATCAAGCAGCCAAGAATTTACTGCTATAGATGATGGAGAATTAAATTATTTTTCTATGGATACCCATACAATATTCCCTCCATTTTTAGATATTTCGTGGGATGATTCAGAATATGATAGAGAAAAACATGGAATTAGTGATAACCAAATTAAAACTTCAGGGGAATGTTATGTTACTTTAAGAAATAATAAAGAAAAATTTAGAACTTCTGAAGAATATAAATTTAGGCTTAATATAAGAGAATTATATCCTACAAGAAAATTTACTACTACTTCAAATTTCCTAGACGTTAATTATTTTACTAGTAGATCATTTTATTCCCTAGTTGATTATGCTACTGAAGAAGTATTAATCCCCTTTGGTGAAGAATCAAAACTAAGCGCTGATGCAGAAGGAATGTACTTTAAAATATATATGAACGGTTTACAAGAAGAAAGATACTATAAGTTATTATTTAAACATGAAAACGATGATGGTATCCAAGTTTATGATGACAAATATTACTTTAAAGTAGTTAAAACATAATGGCTTACGGAACTGAAATACCAAATAATAAAGGAGTTGATACAGGAAAGGATATAACTATAGGAAAAACAACAATTTTCCGTGATACCCAAGGTAATCCTGTAAGCCCCGTTGTCCCTGATGACACTAATGATACCCCTACTGAACCTTCACCAGTAGGTGATATTAATTTTGTAAAAAAAATCTATAGTAAAACTGCTTTACTTTCTAAAGTAAATAATTCTTTTAGTGAACTAACTAAACCACCAGTTTCTATAGATATACCAGGATTTTTTAAAAGATATAATGAAATATTTTACGATCTTCCTAAAGAGGGAATCAATTCTCACTCGTCCTTAATTAAGGAAAGTACAGATTTTGTAAGAAATTATGTAGACCCTAAAGATGCTATTATAATAGGATTAGAACAGCAAATAATTGACTTAGAACGCCAATTAACAAACCCTGAAGAAATCCAAGAACACCCTGTGTTTAAAAATGGTACTATAGTTAAACTTAATGAACCCCATCAATATTATTATATGGATAAAGGATATAGAAGATATATTGAATGGAATACTGATATGATACGTGCTATTTTATTATCAATTAATGGTACGCCTGATACTGATTTAATCCCTATAATTACTAGAACTATGTTAGAAAATATCCCCCGAGGATTTCCTAATTTAAAAGAAAGTAATTTCGGTGAAGAATTTGATCCAACTCTTAATGCATCAGAAGATACTATATCTTATTTAAACTGGATATATGATGAAAATGGTGATCCTGATGTAGATCCTAATAATTATGACACTAGAGACAAATATATAGAAGCACTAGAAGCCGATATAGAAGAAAAACAACTTTTAATAACTAAGTTAAATAAAGAAATCAGAGATGAATACAACCCTCAAATTCTTACTTTAAAAAATTTAGACCCAATTTATTACGAAGAAACTTATGGTTCAGGGGAAGGTGGTTCAATAACTGTAACTTCAGATTCTGGTGGGAATAATAATAGATCATATTAAAAATGGCACTAACAGAAGAACAAAAAGAAAGATTAGCAAATTTAATAGCTAATAAAAATAATATTCAAGAAGAAGTTGATCGTTTAAGAGGTATTAAATTTTCTACTCAAGAAACTTTAGCTACTTTAGGTAATTTATCTGATGAACAAATAAATGAAATATGGCCGGGTACTGTAGTAATTGACTCAGGTTCCGATGGTACAAGTAATAGTGATAGACCCTAATTAATATATAACCTAAATGATAATTAACACATCTACTATAGAACATTTAAATGCTGTTGATTTAAATCAAGTTCAATCTAAAGATTTAATCCGCAAATTTGGTCAATCCAATGATTCGATTGAATTAACTATATTTGATGGTAATGGGAATGTATTAATTAGTGATGAAGAATTTACTGATTATACCCCCTATGAAGATCAAAAATCAATAGATATTGATTTTGAACAAGTATTAAAAGATTATGGTTTTAATACAGGTAAATATACACTAAATTTTTCTTTTCAACGTAAAACTTTAACTTCAGGCACTGCAAGAAGGTTTACTATTACAGAAATATCCCCTTCCAGAACAGAAATTAGATATATTTCTAATAAATTAAGTATAGATAATTTTATAACTAAAGCTAAAGATTTAATTAATTTAGTTAATTCAACTTCATATTTTAAAGACTTAAATTTAAGTTTTGGTAATGGAGTTACTTCTTTAATAACTAATGCTCAAGTAGATGGTGAAACTGGATTAATTAAATTATATGAACCATTACCCCCAAGCGTTACAACGGGTAATAATTTTAGAGTTTATGAGGATATAATTAACCCTATAAATGTACTATCAGATTTAGGAACATCTCCTACTCAAGATATTGGTATTAATCTCCAGGGTCCTAATTTTGAAATAGAATATAATGACGAATTAAGTGTTTCTTCTGAATTTAGAACGTATGATGAATTATTAAATAATGGGTCTATAACTTCAAGTTTTAATAATCTTCAAAATTATCTTAGTAGTAGTATACCATTAGATTTAGAATTTGATAATCCTGACACACCTTCTGGGTATCACTTTGAAAACTTTATCCATTTCAGCTCAGCTACTGAAAGATTACAAAACTTTAGATATAAATTAAGTTTATTAGAATCTTATAAATCACAAGTAAATACACTAAATTCAATTACAGGCCCTGCATCTTCTTCATTTCCTACTATAGAAAATCAAAGAATTTTTAATGAAAAAAGGGATAAAGTAATAGAGGGGTTTGATTATTATGAAAGATACTTATATTTTGAATCTGGCGCTTATGCTTGGCCTAAAACTACTACTGGTACATATCCTCATATAAATGCTAATACTAATTCCCCTGCCGCAGTAGCTTGGTTTGGTGCACCCTTAAATGAATCCGAAAACATTTATTATGGGGGTATGATGTTAAGTGCTAGCTTATTTGATGATTGTAACCCTTATAACTTAACAAAAGCTATTCCACCTGATATTAGAGATAATATTCAAAACGAAGGTTTTAATTTATTTGTTGAAATGATAGCTCAACACTTTGATGGTATTTGGGCTTATATTGATAGTTTAACCGATAAATACCAAGCACATAGTGGTATTAATGATGGTATATCCAAAGAATTAGTTTTCAATGCACTATCAGAAAAAGGAATTCGCGCCTATAGTCAATTTGAAAATGCTAATATATATGAATACTTTTTAGGTAATAATAAAGGAGCAGCAGCGTTTAGATATGAGGCTACAGACGGGTCTACTATGGTAACTTCTTCTCTTAACTCTATCCCTAAAGGTGATATATCAAAAGAAATCTGGAAAAGATTATACCATAATGCTCCATATCTTTTAAAAACAAAAGGTACTGAACGTGGATTAAAAGCATTAATTGCATGTTATGGTATTCCTGAAACAGTACTCCATGTTAAAGAATATGGGGGCCCATTAGTAGATAAAACGGGATTTAGAACATTCAGCTATCAAAAAGAAAGCCGTATGGTAGATGTAGGTAGTAATGGTTCACACGTTGGATTAGTTAAAATTAATAATGCAATCACAGACCCTACTCCAGCTGAAAGTATCAAAACAGCACAAATAAGAGTTATCCCAAGTGCCTCTAGCGAAGTCCCTATATTTGCCATCCATAGGGAGAGTGGTAATAATAATTTTGCTCTTTTTGTATCTAAAAGTAACAATGAGTTAATAGAACCTAGTGTGAGTGCTTCTTTTGGTAAATTAGTAATATGCACTGGTAGTCTTTCTGATAGTATTAGTTCCACCACAGTAATTACAAGTTCTTTAATCCCTCTATTTAATGGGAAACCTTGGAATTTTAGCCTTACTTGGGACAGTGGTTCATCTAACCAAATAAATGTTTATGCTACTCAAACTTCATTTAATAAAAATATATTTTTACAAAAACTTACTTTAACTGCTGAAAACGTATTCCAGGGAACTAATCATGATTTATACTATATCCCTATGGATAATGATAATGATGGGGTTTTTGGAATTTCTGATGCTAATCCTTATAGAAAAAGTAAAGCCCAAGAAGTCAGAGCCTACACAGAAATACTTACAGAGGATACTATAGTAACCCAATCATTATCTCCTTTTAATTATAATGGTAATACTATTAGTTCAAGTTATGATACACTGAAGTTTAGATTCCCTTTAGGTTCGGATATTGGGGATATAGATGAAGATGCTGTTATTATTAATGCCCATTCAAATTCTAAATATAATAAAATACCTAATATTGATGGGTTTACTTATACAAGCACTACTGCAACTTTAAGAACAGCAAAAACCCACTCTATAGAAGAAACCCACCACTTAACTACACCCGATACAGTAGGTTCAGGAATGGTTTCAGATAAAATTAGAATTGATAATGGAACATTTGATGATAATTTCTTAGATCCTTTTATTTCAGTTGAAACATCACCCCAAGATAGACAACCACTTGATTATTCAGATGTAGGAGTATTTTTCTCACCAACTTTTGAAATTAACGAAGATATAATTTACACCTTAGGTGGATTTAGATTAGATGATTATATAGGTGATCCAACACATTATACAAGTGGTAGTTATCCTGATTTAAAAACAATTAGAGATATTTACACCCAAAAATTAGAAAGAAAATTAGGAATAGGTGATTATATAAGAACCATCCAATTCTTTGATCATACATTATTTAAAATGATTAAAGACTTTGTCCCAGCTAAAACCAACCTAAAAACAGGTTTAGTTATTGAGCCACATTATTTGGAAAGGGCAAAATTTGGTGGTACAAACATCGACTATGAACAAATTACTGAACACCCTTTTAATCTAAAAGCTACAGCTTCATTAGCAAATTCTACACATGAGGTAGAACATAATGTACTTATTGATGTAGATAAAGTTATTATTCAAGGTAGCTCAGCTACAGCTATTGAAAACACAGCTTTAACTAGTAGAAAAAGTAGATTTTATAGTATAAGTTAAAATGAGAGAAAACAATATAAAAGGAGCCCAATTATTACCTTTATTCGAGGTTGGCCAGATTAGTGCACTTACTTCTTCTAGAAACTATGATCCTAATAATGCTACTTCTGATAGAACTCATCAGGGAAATGTATCAAGTTCACTCCCCCTTCCGTTAGCTGTAGATGGAAATTTAGAAACCAGTACCCTTTTAATAAATACTGCCCCTAGTAGAACACAAGGGTGGGAAATAGATTTAAGAAATCCTAGAGAAGAAAAACGTACTATAACTAGTGGTGAATTATCTGCAACATCAAGTGGAGGTGGTATGAGTATTAATTTTGTTTCTAATGTGTTAGATAATGATCTTTCTACACAATGTAGTTTTGCTGGTGTTAATTCAGGTGAAAGTTATGGGTTTGATATTACTTTTACAGGTACATCACCACGAGTAAACAGAATACAAATGTCTACGGGTAATTCTGACACTAATAGTATTGATTATTTTGTTACATACCTTGAGGGATCTGATAAACCTTTTTGCCCTGCGAGGCAAATTAATTTCTCAACTAATAATGCCCTAGAAGATTTTCCGTTACATTATAGCGCATCTGCTACTAGAGTAATTAAAGAACCACCATTTACTATAGATGGGTTAGCATGGAAAGGATTACATACACAATCTAATGAAGGTCATGCACTCCCTAGAATTAAAAAACTTAAAATTTTTGGTACTTCTACCTTTAATGGTACTGCTCTATTTCAGGCACTAAATGTTTTTGAAATTAATTATCAATATGAAGATGGTATTTCTCTAGAAAAAGTTAGAGTTAAAGTTAAATCTACATCTACTAACCAAGATTATAGACTAGACTATTCTACTGATGCTATTAATTATACCCGTGGTAGTGTTTATCATTTAGAAGATAATGTAGAATATGATCTCCCTATTCCTACCTCAGAAAAAATAAAAAAAATAAGATTAATAAGTTCTGAAGCATCAGAACTATTTGAAATTATTCCCTTTGCTCCTGTAGATAAAAAGGTAAACTTTGATTTTAATGATTCTATTTTAGAAACTAAAGCATGGAAATCATCCCGTTATAGTGGTAAACAATTACAAGGATCTCAAGTTAATAAATTTACAACAGGAGATGTTAGCTATGGTAAAACCCCAGTTATTCAAAATGTTTCTAGAAACATATACTTAGGTAGTAGAGTAATAGGTTTAGGACAAACTACTAGTACTCAAGTAGATGATGCTTCACTATTAGTTTACCCCGGTTTTTCATATGTTACTGTACATGAATATCTTACAGTCCATGAAGATTTAAGTGTTACTAGACATACTGTTAGGGGGGATAATATCAATACTAATAATAATGCTAGAAAAGGATTCTACCAATCATTTTATAAGGATTTTCCTATAGGTTCAGATATTAATCTTAGATTTTTTGACCCTAAAATACAAACCAGTATTAAACCCAGTTATAACATATATTTTAATGCAGGGCAATTACAAAGACTACTCCACGTACGTGAAAATGATACAACCCCAGGAAATAATTATGTTGTAACTCACCTTACGGGCTCTAACACTACAGAAATAAAAGTAGGTGGGGCCAGTAATTCAGTTACCTATAATGCTTCCTTTGATATTTTTAATAAAGAGGATATAATTGATAATTATTTCTCGGGATCGTTATTAACTAATATATATGATACCACAACAGTTGCCGAAAGCTCCGGATTTGCTAGTAACGTTGTAAAATAAAACACTAAAAAATGGCTTTTTATACAGACGCACCTGTCATATCTCCAGCAGAAGAATTAGGGGGAAGAGGCTATGACCAATTTTTAAGGGCAACCTTCAACCACAGAGACACAGCAGATTATAGATATAATAAAAGAATTTTTATTACTATGTGTCAACCAGTATCTGCTTCTTCTGGCCCTTATAACCCCCCAGGTACTTCTGGATCGGCAGGTATTGCCCCTTTAAGGACCATACTTTCAGGAAGTTATCCCGAAGAAACACAAGCAATAAAAACAAATGATATATCAGAATTATCCACTGCTGAAATAGTATCTTATGATAGAGATGAACAAAGATTTAATATATCTAAAAATTTTAATTTTAACCAAAACTATGTAGCAGTACAAAAAACAGGCAACGCAGACCATAATCACACGGCAACCCCAGGTAATTTTATTTCGGGTAGTTATGTACTTTCTATGTGTAATGATAATAATCCTTCATTATTAGTAGAATTAAATAAGGAACAAGCATTGCCTGATGATATAGGGGATAATGAATTTGTTATTCTACCTGCTAACATACATCCTTTTATTAAAGATAATTTAAATTATTTTTTAACTAAAGGAGGGATAAATGTTAGTGGTGATTCTACACCTAATATTAAATTAGATAATACTCATAGAAATCTTCTTTAAATAATATATATTTATAAACAAATAAAAAACTAAAATGGGATATTTAGACAATTCAAGCGTTATTGTAGACGCTATATTAACTAAAAAAGGCCGTGAACTCTTATCAAGACAAGATGGTACTTTTAAAATTACTCAATTTGCTCTTGCTGATGATGAAATTGATTATACACTTTATAACGAAAATCACCCTGATGGGTCTGCTTTTTATGGAGAAGCTATTGAAAATTTACCTTTAATAGAAGCTATTCCTAATGAAAGTAATACTATGATTTCAAAATTAGTTACTCTTGATAGAGGAACCTCTAAGATCCCAACCCTTGATACTATCCAACCAATCCAAAAAGGGAAAAACGGAACTTT